TTGGTATATATAGATTTCTACCACGAATTGATGGCTCTGAACCGGTTGTATTAGTAGTATAAGATGCTGAAGGATATACATATGATCTGCCGTATGCATACGCAGGATTATTTAGTTCTACTGTGTTCCCAGTCATTTTATTAAATAAATCTTTCTTTTCTGCTGTAAAATCTCTTTCTACCATTGCAGCCATATATTCACCACTATAACGTTGAAGCATAAATCCTCCGCAATTTATGGTGACTTCTTTTATCATATGTGTTCCGATATCCTTTATCCACTTAAAATCATAAGGAGCCCATCTTCCGCTAGTCTCATCACATGGGTTATATACTGGACTCCATATATCTGGTAATGTTACCACGATATAAGTATCCATTAATAAATCAGCATAACGAGGTATTTTAAATGTGAAAGTAGAATCTTCTGATGGTCGTAGTTCTCTTAAACCATCATAATCTATACGAAATTTCTGAAGACCAAAATTTGTATGTTTTGCATAAGTGACTTTAAAAAATGTTTTGCTAGGATTTCCTGTTAAAAATACATTATTATTTCCAACAGCAATAATATTTAGTAATCCGCCTGCCATAAATGATTGTTATAATATATAATATATTTTTATTATATTTGTTTATATATAGAATATATAATAGTCATGAATTATTTCAATATGTTCATTTACACATTAATTTTTTTTATTTTACTTCATGTATTTTTTCAACTTTATCGAACTAGAATTGTGAATTTTTTATACTTTAAAGACAATAAAGAAGGTATGATTGGTTTAGATGATAATGATGAATATAATAAATTGAAAAATAATAAAAATTTTCTGAATATTGGAAATACTCAAAGTATTCAATCTAAATATGCAAACTTGCCTTTAAAAGAATATTGCATTAAAACTTCGTATAATTCTGCTACAACAGGTAAATCTGTTAATAAAAATATGGTTAAATTTATTTTATCTAGAGGATGTCGTTGTTTAGATTTTGAAGTATTTTATACCAAAAAACTAAATAACTATATGCCGGTAGTAGCTGAAAGCAGTGATCCCGATTTTAAATTATTTGATACTGATAATAGTATTTCTCTTGAGTCTGTATTCTCTACAATAGTTACAAATGCTTTCTCTAATACTTCTCCAAATAAAAAAGACCCTTTATTCATTCATTTACGCATTAAGACAAAAGATACTAACTGTTATGCAGAGGTTGCTAAACTTATAGATTCTATTTTGAAACCTAAGTTATTTGAAGGACAGGTAACTAGAGAAACCAAATTAGCAGAATTGATGGGTTCAATTGTTATTGTTGTAGATAAAACAATTCATAGAGATTATAAAGAGTATGCAAAATGTAATGCTTCTGATGTAAATTGCTATGATCTATCTAACTATATTCATGCTGAAAGTGGTAGTCAAGTAATTAATTTATTAGATTTAACAAAAGTTGAAAGTCAAGCTTTTAATCCTCCCCTTATCAAGGATGATAATGTATCTACAACTGTAGTTACAAGTAAATTAGTACTGCCACAGGAGAACATTAAAAATAATCCTGTTATGAAAAACATGGTATTGAATCATGGTATTCAAATGGTTGGATATAAATATAGCATTGCTGATGAAAACTTAGTAGATTGTGAAACATTCTTTAATGATAATAAAGGAGGTATAGTTCCTTTAGGCGCAGCAATACCTTATTTTGATAGAATTCAAAAGGAATTGAATAAGAAAAAATAAAATCGTTAATTAATATATAATAAATATTAATTAATGAAAGTAAAAAAAGAAACTTACAATAATAAATTATGTAATAACAAAATGTCTTTTGATGATTGTGAGCTTGCAGTTCTTAGACACGCTGTTGATGAAACTGAAAAAAAACAGGGCGCTGCTAAGGTAAATAATGAAGATGTAAAACAGATATTAAACATAGTTGAAGATTTTTTACGAAAAAAAAAATTAATATGTTACGGTGGCACTGCTATTAATAATATTTTACCAAAACAAGCACAATTTTATAAAAGGGATATACAAATACCTGACTATGATTTCTTTTCAGATAAACCGATTGATGATGCAAAAGAGTTATCTGATATTTATTTAAAAAATGGATATTCCGATGTCGAAGCAAAATCTGGCGTTCATTATGGTACGTTCAAAGTTTTCGTTAATTATATACCTATTGCTGATATTACATTTTTACATCCTACTATATTCAAAAATATTCAGAAAGATGCTATTAAAATTAATGGAATCAGATATGCACCTCCTGATTTTTTAAGAATGTCTATGTATTTAGAACTTTCTAGACCTGATGGTGATGTATCTAGATGGGAAAAAGTACTCAAAAGATTAACTTTATTAAACAAATATCATCCTTTAGAGAATAAAAAATGTGAAAATGTAAAATATAACACAAATAGTGATTCTCCTACCAGTGAATTAAATACTATTATACGGGATACTATCATTGACAACGATGGTGTATTTTTTGGAGGATATTCTAGCTACCTATATTCCAAATATATGAATGAAAATGAAAAAAATATTATGTCTAGCATATCTGATTTTGATATATTATCTGAAGATCCTATGAAATTAGCCAATATTATAGTCGAACGTCTTAAAGCCAATAATATTAAACATGTCAAACATATACATTATAAAGAAACTGGTGAGATTATTCCTGAACATTGTGAAATTAAAATAAATGATAAAAGTTACGTGTTCATATACAAAACTATTGCTTGTCATAGTTATAATAAAATAACTATTTCTGGGAGAACTATTAATGTAGCTAGTATTGAGACTATATTATCTTTCTACTTAGCATTTGCTTACAGTGACCATAAGCATCATAAATCCGATCGTTTATTATGTATGTCAAACTTTCTCATTAATGTTATTGAAAAAAATAAATTAAGTAGTCGAGGCATATTAAAACGTTTTACCATAAATTGTTATGGCAAACAAAAAACATTAGAAGATATCCGTTCCGAAAAAGCTTTGAAATTTAAAGAATTTAATGATTTAAAAGTTGATTATGATGATAAAGATTATCAAATGTGGTTCTTAAAATATACTCCTTCCAAGAAGACTACTAAAAAGAATAAGCAGAAAACCAGAAAAGTTCCGGCTGCTGTTAATTCAGTAAAATCTAAAACTCTTCGTAACCGTTTGCTTGAAATATTTGAATAATTATTGAATTCTATATTACAAAATTCAATAATTTACAAGGTACTAATAAAATTTACAAACTTATTTGAGAACATATAAAAAGACCCAAACAACATACTCTTCAAAAGTAATCCATAAAAATTAAAATTACCGTCTTCACCGTAAATCGACAAAAAAGAAAACTTTTTAAAGATCATAGTATTTACAATAGGTAACTGAAACAGAAAAAATAATAAAGCTACAAAAATAGGCATCTGTAGATTTTCTAATATATCATCTAGTTTATTCTCACGATATTTCTGTTGTTCATATTCTCGTAAATTTCTTTCTGTCATATCATGATGTTCTCTAACATAGTCATTTTTTGCTTCGTTTTTTGGTATATAATTAGGTTGTACATTCTCATCTAAGTTATATACATCTGGATTAACAGGAATATCACGAGATGGAAGTCGTTGAGCTGGCGTATTCATCACTTGATCACGAAATTCATCTGGCAAACCTACCGTTTGAAAATTTTCTTTATGCATATTATCATTATTTAAACGTTGATTTTCGGGATTTTGCATAACAGGATTTTGCTGAGACATTCCATAAGGGTTTGGATGGACGTTCATAGGTGTATAATTTGTTTGAATATCACTTTCACCTTTCTTTTTCATTTCAGAAATACTTATAGTAGGCAAAGAATCAGGCTGTCCTATTTGCATAGAATTACCGCCACCAATATTACCTCCCATTGGTAAATCAGATATCTTTGTAACTCCATTTTCCATTTTAACTATACAATTATAACATAAGTTTGATTGTATAGTTTAACGAATAAATTATTGTTTAAATTCTTCTGCGTCTTTTTCAGATATTACTTTTACTATTCTTTTTGTACTATCACATTTATCCGATTCTGTTGTATATTTATAACATTTATCTCCATGTTTAAACGTTTTATCTTCTATATCACCGATAATTGGTCCATTAAATTGAATACAATTTTTATCATTACATACTTTTCTAAATAATGTTGCCAATCCTAATCCTAAAATAATAGAAATGATGTTTTTTCCTACATCAGAATGAAATAATCTTCTAAAGTTCATGTATTATAATATACAAAGCTAAAAAAAATATTACAACTATTATCCATTATGATTGTACAGGTATTTTTGTTATTTCATTTTCATTTGTTGGACAAGTTACTTCTGATTGTTTTATTGAAAAACATGTATCTGTTTGGTCTTTATACTGAAGTATTGAAACATTTTCTGGTGTAGGATATACTCGTATTATTCTCATATCAGGCATAAATAAATATACTGCAAATAACCCTATAAATAAACTTAATAGAAATAGTTTTACATTAATAAATTTAAAAATATTCATTTTATACAATAATCTAATATATAATTATTGTATAAAATTATCATTATGTTTAAAAAATTATATGACTTTTTTCTTTTACATCCTAAAAATGTATGCATGACATATTACCAGCATTTTATTTTTTCTTCTACATTGGGTGTCAAATTAATTATTTCTGGATTTAAGGCATTTATTCATGCAATATTTCCATCTTTATTTATTACATCTACAACTGATTTTAATAAAGATTTGAAACGTATATTAGAATCAGCTGGTTGCAAATAGATTAAGCTTTCTTTTTCTTTTTCTTTTTCTTTTTACTTCCTTCCTTAGCTGCTGCTGCTGATGCCTTTTCTTTATCTTCTTCTTCCAATAATTCTTTAACAATATCAGGATGAATAAAAGATTTTTCTTGATCTTCTTCTCCTTCAATTTTGAAAACCAAATTGTCAGGATTTTCTTTTTGCTCCAAAGAATATTGTTGTCTCAACCGGTTCTGTTCTCTTTTTCTTTCAAATAATTGTTGTTTTTCTTCTTCTTTTTTTTTATTTATTTCGCGTTTTCTAGCTTCCGCTTTTTTCAATATACGCTCTCTATTTTCAGATTGCTTCATCATACGATTTAGTGCGCCTTTATTAATCTTTGCATTTTTGCCTAAACCACCCATGCTTTTCATTACGTTTTTTAACATTTCATTTACACCTGCATCGCCACCCGTTCTTTTTACCTCATTTAAAAAATCACCTGCCTCTTTCATAATATCTTCTTTTGAAATTTCACCACTTTTCATTTTTTCATCTAATCTACCGCTAACAGTTTTCATTAAATTTTTTATCTTATTTGGATTAGACATTAATTTTTTTATCATATCTTGAGGATTAGCATTATTTAAATCTCCAATTGACTCTTTAAACTCATCAGCTACTTCTTCTGCTAATTCTTTAGCTAACTTACCTATTTTACCGTCGAATAATTTTTTCAAATGAGATTGCAAATTTTCTAAATTAGGCATCCCTTCCACGTTAGGCATGTTTCTAAAAGCATTATTCATTTCTTCTTGCATATTTTCTTGATTAGTTTCTTTATTATTCTCTGACTTTTCACCTTCAGTAGTTGATGACATATTTTCAAACGCTTCGGATATATTTTTCATTGTCTCTTCCATTTTTTCTTGCAACATATTTTCATCAATACCCTCAAACATATTCATTGATTCTCCAAAACTTTTCTTATCATCTATACTTCCTACTACTGTAAATAACATTAATTGTAGATATTTCCACATAATTTTCTTTGAGTTTTCGCTTACACCTTCACAATTAAACAATAATTCAAAACTCATCTTAGGTAAAAAATACGTATTTACTCCACTATCCTTTTTAAAAATATCTTCATTTTGATATAAAATATCAAAAAATCGTTCGGGATAAACTTTACTGCAATAATCTAATAACGTTTTCAATTCTTGATCGGTTGTATGATCTGCACCCCATTGAGCCCAATAGAAATCATATTCTGGGAATACTGTTGTTAGATCATTAGTAAAATCACGTACTAACGACCGAAAATTATTAGGTATTAAAGGTTTTTCTTCAGAAGACATATAAACTATATCAATGATCCTATTTATATAGTTTTTTTTATTAAAGGTTATCTATTTTTATAAAAACTGATTTTTGAATGAATTATACATACTATTTCACAATATTGTTATTTGCCTAAAAAATTTTCATTTAACATCAGGATAAAATATAGGTAGCCCTACTTCAATGGGAGACTGAACAATTATATTAGTTTGTCTTTCTAACATGGATATAGGTATATCTATATTATCAAAATTTTCATTTAACTGATTCGCTTGTCTTATTAATACAGGTCTTGGTATATCTATTTTATCAAAATTTTCATTTAACTGATTCGTTTGTCTTCTTAATACAGGTCTTGGTATATCTATTTTATCAAAATTTTCATTTAACTGATTCGTTTGTCTTCTTAATACAGGTCTTGGTATATTTAATGATTTACTATTTATACTTTCCATTTTTATTAATACCTACTCTATAAATATAAAAATCAATTTTTTAAATCATCTAAATATTTTACAATATTATTATTATGGATAGACCTTCTTGGCAGGAATATTTTAAACAAATCGTTACAGTTACATCTACTAGATCTCCTTGCAAACGATTACAAGTAGGGTGTTTGCTAGTAAAGGATAATCGTATTATATCACAAGGATATAATGGATTTTTACCAGGTTGCCCCCATGAATCGAAAGTTGTAGATAATCATGAACAAGCAACTGTTCATGCCGAGCAAAATGCTATTACTGATTGTGCAAAAAGAGGTGTTAGTTGTAATGGCGCAGACGCATATATTACACACTATCCTTGTGTAAATTGTATGAAATTATTATGTGCTTCTGGAATAAAAAATATATATTACATTAATGATTATAATAATGACGAACTTGTGGTATATTTTTTTCAACAGTCCAATATTGTAAATTTACAGAAAATATAATATTGTAAAATCGTGAAAAATGACGAAAATTGATTACTTACGACTTTTAATTATTATTGTAATTAATATATTTTCATCATTAAATAATATGACAGTTGTACCCACTTCTATTGATATTTACATTCCTAGAATATTAGGAGATGTATCTACTAGTATTGTAAAAAAAGCGTTTAAAATGTTACAAATTGGAGAGGTTATTGATATTGATATGCATCGAAAAAAAAATGAAAATGGTTATTTCTACTTCTTTGCATTTATTAAGTTACAATTATGGCAGACTGAACAAGCAGCACAAATGATTACATTATTAGATGAAAGAGATATAATGCATTTAGTATATGACGAAGAAGCTTGTCAGTATTGGGAAGTTAAAAAGTATGTACCTAGAAATAAAAGACCATTGAAAGATCAAATTAAAGACACTTGTTTGAATGTTATTAATAATATAAATGGTATTATTGGATTATCTGAACAAGATAGAATTGATCTTAATAATGAATATGATGAGTTAGAAAGAGAAATATACCAACTTACTTGCGTTGCATGAATAAAATAAATAGTTGTATATAGTGTATTTTTTTATGAATATTTATTATATGGTAAAAGTTAGTGTTATTATACCTTCTTATAATAGATTTAACTATTTATTAAATACGATTAATTCCGTGAAAAAACAAACCTTTACTGATTATGAAATTATTGTTGTAAATGATTGTTCAACTGAACCAGAGTATTATTCGTATGATTGGAAAGCTAATAACATTAATATTATACATTTAAAAGAAAATACTAAGAAAATCTTTGGGTTTCCATGTGTTGGATATGTTATTAACCAAGGTATCAAAGTAATGAAGGGAGAATATTTTTCTACCTGTGATGATGATGATATATGGCTACCTAGAAAGTTAGAATTACAATTACTTGCTATGCAAAAAACTGGATGTAAAATGTCATCTACTGATGGATTCATTGGAAAAGGAGTTTATCATGACAAAATAAAATATAAAAAATATAACGGGGAATATTATTTTAAATTGTTACAAGATAAATATAAGAAAAAAGGAAAAAATGAACTTGTAAATGGATTTCCTGAAATATGGAATTTAGATTTTTTAAAGATTCACAATTGTATGATTGCATGTAGTGTTATGATACATAAAGATATAATTCATAAAATAGGCAATCAATTAGAAATCAAGATGGGTGGTGTTGTTATTAATAATAAGGCTGTTCATATAGATTATGATTATTGGTTAAGAGCTTTGAAACATACAAATTCTGTTTATGTAAAAGAACCATGCTTTTATTATGACACTGGTCATGGTGCTGGTCAAGAATGGAAAAAATAATGTTTAATAAAGATATTAAATATTTTGCTATATCAGTTTATATGGAATTTGTTTCAAACACATTAGAAGAGGGAGACTATGTACCATTTATTCAATGGACTAATTTAAATAAATCTATTAATTATTTACATAATTGTGTAATTAATAAGCATATTTTATTTGTCACTTGTAAAAATTATACTGAAGTTATCAAGAAAAATAATATTAATGCTTTATCTATAAATTACTATTTTTATTTGATTAGTGATATTCAAAAGGATTATCATCATTATGTTTCAATTGATCCTATTTTTACAAACTATTTTCACATACCCAATACAGGAATAAACATATATTTGCTGAATACTGAACGTAGAATTATTAAATACACACATAATAGTGATTATATTATTAATATCGATAACATACCTAAAAATTATAATTCTTCTGTTATACCATACATTGAAATACCCGATGTATTAGATCAACAATTATTAAAAGATGTTATTGCATACTATAACGAAAATGATAATTCTGCTATAATACACAATACACCTACTAAACATAGATATCATGTTCATCCGGATTCAACTCTTGAAAAGAGAATAGACAATAAATTATCTAGAACATTGTTTCAAAAGATGCTTCAGATTTTTTATTTTGATGTAAAGTATAGAGAATTATATAAAATTTGTTGTTATGATTCTGATGCGAATGGCAGATTTCATGCGCATAGAGATACTGTTCCTCCTATGCTACATCGTGCATATGGTATGTCTCTAGTTTTAAATGATGATTACGAAGGTGGAGAATTGGAATTTGTTGAACATGAATTAAAATTAAAACCTAAAGCTAATACTGTTATTGTTTTTCCAGGAACTTATAGTCATAAAGTATTACCCGTAACAAAAGGAAAACGAATGACTATTATTTCATTTTTATGCCATGAAGTCGAAGGAAAGACGAAAGATATACCTTTTTTTCAAGTTAAATCTTCTTTTACTTACAAATGATATGAATAATATATTTTTTTAATGTATATGACAAAATATATTATTCACATAGGTATATGTGGCTTTGGTAACCAATTGCTTGGTTTTAAAGAGGCATGCATCATTGCAAAATATACAAATAGAACTATTATATCACCTATTTTTTTACCACATGGGTCTATACGCAATCAATGTGAAAAATATTATAAATTTGAAGACATATTTGATTATGATTTATTTAAACAATCTATACAAACTGCCACAATTGACGAAATAAAAAATATACCTATTAATAATATTTATTGTGTTAGACATAAAAATGAATGGGATTTAACAAGTCATTACTATAATAATTCAAAACAATATTATAATATTAATATTAACTTTGAAGATAAAAAACAGTTAGTTGGGACTACTTTTTCTGATTACAATCATATTGATGAAATCAAAAAAATAGAGGATGATATAGTTGTCCTTGTTGGTACATTTAATAGTATTAAATTATCTACTTGTTATAAAAATGGTTGTTTAAATGAAAGCTGTTCATTGAATTTAGCTTTCAAAAATAACTATGATAAAATTACCAACGCAATTCAGTTTAATAATAAAATGTTTAATCTTGCTGATAGTTATCTTCAAAAAATGAATTTACATCCTTCACAACTGTGTGTTTTTCATATGAGAGTATTAGATCAATGTACTGGAAGAGATTTCAGTACTTGTTATAATAAATATAACGAAAAAAACGTCTATCAGTCTATTGTTTGTTATTTATACGAGTTAAACAAAATGGATATGACAAAAAATATATTTTTGATTGCTCCACCACAATATCTTACTATGAAAAAATTAGAAATTTTTAATACGAATAAGATAAAAAGACTGAATTATTCATTAGTTAAAGAAGATAAATTTATATTATCTATAATTGAACTTTGTATTTGTGAAAAAGCTCAGATATTAATCACATCCCCTACTAATACACCTGATGAAAATAAGTTACATACAAGATCATCATTCACATTACATACTAAAAATTTAAGAGACATGAATAATTATAAATTTGATATATGTATTAGTAAAATTTATAATAGTTCTATTAAATTTTCAAAAAAATATAATATAAGATCTCTATCTAATAAAAAAATTATCTCTTATTCTCTATACAATGACAATGAATTATATAATTATGGGGTTATTGTGAATTATGAATTAAAAAAATATATATACAAAGACTGGATTATACGGTTATATGTTGATGAAAGTATCAATCAAGATTTATTGAAATATATAACTAATAATTTAAAAAATATAGAAGTTTTTGTTGTAAATAGTAGAATTCCGCCAATGTTCTATCGTTTCTTTCCATTAGATGATCCTAACGTGGAATACTTTATTTCTAGAGATCTTGATTCCATTATAAGTTATAGAGAAGAAGCCATGGTAAAACAATGGATAGAATGTGGAAAATATTTACATTTAATTCATGAAGTATCTGTTAGTCATAGACATAAAATTATGGGAGGTATGTTTGGATTTAAAAACCATAAACACTCTATCAACAAAGATTTAAATATTCTAAAAGAGGGAGATTTATTTAATTATTCACCTTTTGGAGGACTATGTCGTACTGGATTTGAAGATAATAATATTGTTATACGTAGAATAGAATCACCAGCGCAACGGCTTATTATACCCAAAAAATTTTTAAACGAATTTTATCAATACAAAACTATCAATTGTAAATGGTGTGGTGGTGGTACTGCTAAATGTACAATGCAAAAAAACGGTGATCTACTTATTAACCTTCCTAAGTTACCTAAGGATTTTTTCTTTACCAAAGTCATTAATAATAGAGAAGCTTTACATAATTCTTTAAAAAACGTAATATGTGAATTTTATCAGGATACTAAACGAACTCAATTTATTTATGGTGATGATCAAACTTGTTTGAATATATTTTTTAAAAATTGTTTAAATGTAGATAACTGCATTGATCATAACAAATGTAAAGATAAATGGGAATATAGTCAATTATTTAATTCTCCTTACAAAAGTATTAGCTCTTTAATTTCTGTTGCTAATGAAAACTATGTTGGTAATAGAAGAGATATGAAAAAATTTTTTGATCATTATTTTAAAAAGTATCATAAAAATCTTAAAATTGGTTAAAAATTTATTTGAAAACTTTTGGCATTGCTCAAAAAAAATGGACAAAAATAAAATGTCCAAAAAAATTTTCCAGGATGAACTTTTTTGTCAAAAAAAGTGAATTTTTGTATTTAGACCATAATGCTTTAAATACAAAAAATATGATTGTATGTTTATTACCAACCTTTACAAAATTAAAATCTATGTGGAATATTTAGGCGATTTTTTTGTTTCCATAAAATATAAATGGAAACAAAAAAATCGTATAAATCGTCAAATATATCAAACGATAAAAATTACGAATGTTTAATTTGTAACTATTATACACGTAATAACTTCGATTATATGAAACATCTAGAAACTAAAAAACATGTTTCCAATATCGATGGAAACAGAAAAATCGTAAGCTATAAATGTGAAAATTGTAATAAAATATATAAAAACAGAACTGGTTTATGGAAACATAAACAAAAATGTTCAAAAATGTTAATACATACAAATGAAATGAACACTCAGCAATCTCAAATAACTGATATGGTATCGTCGGATATAGTAATGCAGCTGATAAAAGAAAATCAAGAATTTAAAACTTTATTAGTTGAGCAAAATAAACTCATGATAGAACAGCAAAATGAAAATCAAGAATTTAAAGAACTTATTTCTGAACAGAACAAAACAATTATAGAACTTTCCAAGAAAGATAGTGGAAATACCTATAATACTACTAATAATAATCAAAAATTCAATCTTAACTTTTTTCTTAATACTACTTGTAAAGATGCTATGAATATGACTGATTTCATTGAAAATATGGAAATCAATTTCAAGGATATTGAAAACATAGGCAGAAATGGTTATGTAAGTGGAATGACTGAAATGATCCTTTCACGTATTAAAGAACTTGATGTTACAAAACGACCTTTGCATTGCACAGATTTGAAGCGCGAGACTATGTATATTAAAGATAACGATGAATGGTGTAAAGACACACCAGAAAATACTAAGTTACGTAAAATGATCGGATATGTAGCCAAACGAAACTATGCAACCATTCCATTATGGCGTGAAAAGTACCCAGAATGTCAAAATTGGAATGATCCCAAATACGATTTTTGCGTGGATATGATGCGTAACATACTAGGAGATATAGGGGAAAAGCAAACCAGATTAGATAACAAAGTAATAAAGAATTTATCCAAACATATCACGGTGGAAAAAAACGTATAAAATCATACAAAACTTTTGGAGTTGCTCAAAAAAAAAGGACAAAAATAAAATGTCCAAAAAAAAATTCCAGGATGAACTTTTTTGTCAAAAAAAGTGATTTTTCGTATTTACACCATAATGCTTTAAATACGAAAAATATGATTCTATGTTTATTACCAACCTTTTAATTTTTATACATTCAGTGGAATATTTAGGAGATTTTTATGTAAGCCTAATATATGTTTACTATGCTTACAAAAAAATCTCCAGAAATCTCTTATAAATATATATGTATAATTTGTAACTATAAATGCAATAAAAAAAGTGAATATGACAAACATATAAACACTTCAAAACATAAAAGGCTTACATATGCTGACGAAAAAATCTCCAAAAATGTTTATATTGATAATAAGAACTATATCTGCAATTGTGGTAAAGTTTATTTACAGAGGCAAAGTCTTTATCGACATAAGCAGAGGTGTAGCCTTGTACCTGAAGATAAAACTACTACAATAATTGAAACAAATGATACCTCGGCAATTATTGAAACGAATGATAATTCAGCAATTGTTGAAACTATGATGCAGCTAATAAAACAAAATCAAGAATTTAAAGAATTAATTGTCGAACAACAACAAGAGAATCAAAAACAGCAACAAGAGAATCAAAAATTACAATCTCAACTTATTGAAGCTGTTAAAGATAGTGGAAATACCTATAATACTACTAATAATAATCAGAAATTCAACCTTAACTTTTTTCTTAATACAACATGTAAAGATGCTATGAATATGACTGATTTCATTGAAAATATGGAAATCAATTTCAAGGACATTGAGAACATAGGAAAAAACGGATATGTAACCGGAATGACCGAAATGATTCTTTCCCGTATTAAAGAACTGGATGTAACAAAGCGTCCTTTACATTGCACAGATTTGAAACGCGAAACCATGTATATTAAAGATAACGATGAATGGAGTAAAGATACACCAGAGAATTCTAAACTACGTAAAATGATAAATTATGTAGCCAAACGAAACTATGCAACCATTCCATTATGGCGTGAAACATACCCAGAATGTCAAAACTGGGATGATCCAAAGTATGAATTTTGTGTGGATATGATGCGAAATATATTAGGTGATATCGGTGAAAAACAAACCAGACTAGATAACAAAGTAATAAAGAATTTATCGAAACATATCACTGTGGAAAAGAATTAATATGAATAATCATCATAATAAGCTTGAATAACAAGCTTTGAACCATCCCATAATATCAATAATATACCAAATAATGTTAAATATATATCATTATATTTTGTTCCTTTATATATTAAAAATGGTCCAAAAACAAATACAGCAAGTACCCTGCCTAAATAATATAATAAATGTTGATATACTTTTAATGTTTCATTAAAATTTTCTTTCCATTCTATTTTAAAATTTTTTTTAAACATTATATACATTAATATAATAATATTATTTTTATCAGATTCTAATATTATATAAAGGTTAAATAATATTATTATCTATATGAACACGATGAATTAAAACAAAGACGATTTCAGGTTTCATTTTATAATTCTAATGTAGAATTTTATAATCCTATTATTCATGAATACAAAAAAAATACTTAATTATTATTTTAAATAAAACTTATGCTAACTGATTTACACTGATAAATGTGTATGCTCTTTCAGACCAAGGATCAATACGATTAGTCATACCATTGTCTCCAAATGTTAATTTTGGTGGGTTTTCTGATGAAGTTGAGTCATAATTATTTATGTTTTTTAAGATAAATTCAAGAAGGGATTTATTTATTTTACTTCTTTTTAACATTAATTTAATTAATTCTCCGTATTTCTGTTCATCCATTTGTTTTAATGTTTGTTTGTCGTCTGGTACTTCTTCAACTAAAATATTTTTCATTAGTATATTTATCTTTCGATCATCATCGAAAGAACCATCATCGACAAATGGATCTTCGTATGTTAAAATATAACCTAACCTGTAAATGGGGAATTTTGGCTGACTATATTTTGAAATATTATCCCCAATAACAGTTGATAACGACGTTGAACGAATGATTGACATGCTAACTTCTTGATTGATACTTTCAAGTACTAATCAACATAAGCAATTTTATGTAAAAACTAGTGTTTTTAGTAAGCTATTAATCTAAAATAAATCCCATAAGCACGCAAAAATAAATGATTAATTCTTTGCACTACGACTCTTTTTGCGCCTTAAAGATTTTCTTTTGTTTTTTTTTACAATTTTTTTAATACTTTTTGTAGATTTTCTTTTGGATTTTCTCTTGTTTTTCTTACCACCAACTTTATTTTCTTCTTCCGTTTTTTGTTCTTCTGATTCGTTTGATGGAGCTGAATTCTCAACAGGTTGTGTGTTATCTTCTGGTTGTTCAGATGTTTCAGAATTTTCTTGTGATATCGAATCCAAAGCAGTTTCTTGTTCTGGTTCTTCGATATTATCAGAAACCGGTTCAGTTGCCTGAGTAGTATTAACATCTGTATTTTCTGTGTCATTTTTCTGGTTAATTTGTGAATACGTAACAACTAGAGACGTAATGCCAATAAATATATAAGCTAGTGCAGGAATAGATTGTTCGTACATAATTATTATTAGTTATATAATAATTATATAATTTTTATACTAAATAGTGATACTAATAATTATAAAACTTGAATTTCTTTATCAATAATGTCATAAATAATTTTACCTGATATTATTTTATATTTTTTAATATTATTAATCATTTTCAAATACATCTAAATAATAAAAATGTATAGATTTATATATAATGAATCAAATATTACAAACAATAGGAATAGTTTTTGTAGCAGCAATAACTGTATCTATGACATATTTAATAACAATGGTATTATGTTCAAGTTTAAAAATATCATTTAATCGTTCTTCATTAACAGATACGGATTTAACGCGTCTAGATGCTAGTATTGTTGAAATATAAATCTAAAATATAGTGTAGTATTCATATAGTAAATTCCCAATCGTCTGTAAGACCACCCTTATAAACATCTATTTTCATAGAATTATTTAATATATCGAACTCGTCAATTATTTTTATTTTTTCAAACGTTGATATATGTGGATTTTTTAATTTTTCTAATATATTTTTTTTCATATAATTATTTTTTATTTTTGTAATTAAACTATCACCATGTTCTTCAAGTCCATACCGTAAATCAAAACCTTTAAAAAAGTCTAATTTATTAGTATAACTCATTGAATCATTATAACTCATAGAATAATTTTTAAGGTTACTATATAATATATTTTTTGACCTATAAGTAGTATAACCAAGAACTATAAATAACGATAGAAAATAATACATTATTTTATTTATCGAGTATTCTCTAATCTTCTTAGAGCAAATTGGTATTTTTCAGCCCATTCGTTTTTATTTCTAATATTAATCGTACAATTCAGATGAGTTTCGCATTGCTCTGGATTATCGTAATACAAATGATCAGGCTCCTTAGAACCATTTCCAACATAGACAACTTTATAGTACAAATCTTCATCCTTTGACCCTACTATATGATTATCATATAGTCTTCCATGAATTGGATCTCTAATTTTAGAACCAGAAAAAGGTGTAGTAGAAAAGTACTCAAAAACTCTGTCCTTATCCTTAATCTTACGATATCCAGGAATATCGTTTTGGGGTTGTTTCTTCTTTTTAGGTCTTTTATTTTTATTTCTTTTATTAGTTTTTGTGAATTCTTGAGATTGCTCTGAAGTAGCACTTTGTTGATCGTCATTTTCCTCAATGAATTCTTCTTCCTCAGGATAATACTCGGGAACATAACGATTTTCATCATCGATCATATCAGTAAAATCATCAGAAGATTGAAGTGGATAAACATCAGTCATTTTTAAAAATCGAAAGCGTAAAAGGCTTGTAATATATACAATAGTAAGAACGATTTGTTTAAATTATTTTTAAATATATAAAAAGCGTGAAGGTAAAACATATATAAATATATTATAAGATAAGTAATATATGCCTTTTTCAGAAGAAGAATTAGAATCCTATTTAACCGAAAATTTCATGAAGGGAAATGTAATAAATCAAGTTGAACAAACAGAAGATAAGATAGAAATACCATTAAAGCAAGAAGAAGAAATCTATGATAATAACTCGATAATAGACGAGAGAGTAATATTCAAATATTTAGATAACGATTCATTATCTTTAGACATACAACACAAACGTGATTATCTAAAAAAATATAACTTACGTTTGAGTTTATACAATGTAGATCAAACAAAACGTTTGCCATTTATTCAATATTATATGAATTTGGAAAATAATACATATACATTTCCAAAAAAAGAGTTAAATATGAAACCATTCATAGAAATTTATGAAAATCGTAATAAGATCCTTCCTGGTATTTTTAGTAAAAAGGAAGAAGAAAATGATGATACTGACGAAAACGCAGTGGATACAGAATTTTTGGATCAAATTGCTAGATTTTATACAGAAGTTACAAATGAAGAATTTAATGAAAATATGTATAAGGGTTTTTTAGAAGATGAAAAGAATAATATTTACATATTTTTAGATATATCTGAAAGCCCTTTTTCCAAATATACTGACATGACAAATATACTAATGGATGAAATATTAAATGTAAGCTCTGTATATGATGTAGAAATAGATAGTGAAATTATAGAAATGTTTAAAATGTATAAATTTTTGCATAATTTGAAGACAGTGGAAGGGTATGATGTTCAATTTCCAAAATTAGGATATATATGTGATGAAGGGGAAGAAGGTTATGTAAATATATTCAAAGAAGAAGATGATGAGGATATATTACTAGTACCACCTACGATAGATCATGAAATATATGATAATATATATTTGTTTTCTTCTATGCCTTTAACAGTTAGTAATGTATCTAAATTAAGGAGATATGCATGTTTTATTGAAAATGAAAATGATGAGAATATGGAACTAGATAATATATCTTTCACAGAAAATGATACACAATTTTATGGCTTGTATGAATTAGATTTATTTAAAGAAATATAACAAAAATTGATAATTATTATTATAAAATATTTATCAATAACGCTATTATCATGTCATATACATTATCGGTAGAAAAGAAATTAATTGTCTCGGAGGAATGGGGATCCACTGATTTAACATTTTATACAGGCAATGTAAAACTTGTAACAAAAAGATTAACAAACCCATCTATATTTTATGGTTCATTAAACTTATATTGTGATGATCCTGGAAGAATTACGTATTTTATTCCACATGGAAAGGGAGTATTATATAATGATATAAATGGAAAAAAAAAATATGGTGATGTAACATTTAACAATGGTATTTTAGATGGGGAATGTACCATTTATAATGATAAAACCGGTACGAAAGCGTATGAAGGGAATTATAAAAATAATCAACCTAATGGATTTGGAAAATTATATACTTATTCTGATGAATATCAAGAATATGTTATTTATGAAGGTGAATGGAAAAATGGAATGAAAAGCGGAAATGGTTATTCACACGAATCTGCTGATGCAATATACGATGGAGAATGGGAAAATAACATGAGAAATGGATATGGACAACATTTTATAAACCATAATCAAATAATTGCATGCACATGGAAAGATGATAAAAAAAATGGTTTTGGACTTATTGAACTAGGAGATGGTCGTTATATTATAGATTGTAAATGGATAGATGATAAATTAGTAAATCCTGGTATTGAAGTTATCCGTGTAAGAAAAAGCAAACGAAATAGTAATTAAACCATTTCATGATCATATGTTTGTAAAAATCTAGCAAGACATTTCTCGTCAATTTGGTTTCCAATATTTGAATTAATTTCATCTTCCAATGGTTTTCTTTCATATAATTTATAAAAATTATCAATATACTCATTTATTAAATAGCATTGTTCTTGATAGAACTTTTTTGCATGTTCTTCTTCTTTTTGTGTCATACGCATACTTTCTATTTGTTTTTTCATTTTCGTTTGTTCCATTTCACTAAATGCTTTTAGTTCTTTTTCTTTTTCTTCTAACGCACGCTTCTGCTCAGCAATTAATGTTTCTTTGCCTTCAATATCATCATCGTCAGCAGTACTATTTTCTAATTCTTTATACCATTTATGGCGTGTTTCATTAGCACTAATAATAGTATCACATATATCTGGTTTGCGTAATTGTTCAAAACGTTTTCTTTGACGAGTGCCTTCTTTACCTATGAAAGCTTTATTAAATTCAGTTATAATATATTCGGCAATATCAGGACTAGTTTCCATAAGTCTATCGAATTCTTGACGGCAAATTTTAATGAATGTTTTTGCATCAGTACGTTCATCTGGATGTTTTGCAAGTTCAATACGAATATTTCTAGCAAACTTATCCCAAGCAATAGATGATACACGATGTGCTTCGTTTAACTCTGAAATTTTTAAGTACTGTTGTATTGTAGTTAAGATACCTATAAATATATTGATACTGCCAATAATTAAAGGGGCATATGGTTGATAATCTTCTGGTATGCTAGATGAAGCAAAAGATGCAGTGCCACTAATAGTAGAAAAAATGATAGCTGGAATAGTGAACCAAGCATGCATTTTTGAATAATGAGTATGTGATCTAGAATTCAACCATTTATAGCACTGCGCAACATCGCACCATTCTACCATAATAAGTTCATTTTCTGGGCTCCACTCTACTTTCACTTTTGGATTATCTATTAAAGATTGCTCTACAGATCCTTTACTCTGAATATCGCTCATGTCTTTATTATCTTTATTATCATTAGATGAATCATTTTGCATATTACTATACATATAATATATTATATAGTGTCATATATTTTACGCACTGAATTAAAAAGGAAATTTCCTAAATGTTGTAATAGAATTTATGAAAAATTATATTACAATTATACTTTATGCAGCAGCAGGAGTTTCTTCCTTTAATTCTTTAAATACTGGTATATCTTCTTCATTTAATGGTTTGATTTCATTACTAGGAAGTTCCTTGTTTTCAGACGGTTCTTGCTTTTCTGGTATATTATCTTTAACATATTCGGATTCATTTTCATTTTGCTTAATTTCTTCATCTTTATTATCTTCTTTTTGCATATCCATTAAGTCATTGAAAGAAAAAGCATGATCAGAATTTAAATTCGATTCTATTTCTTTATCAAATTCCATGTAATTTTTATATAACCGATTGATTTGCTTTTGTTGAGATATATGGAAGAATGAAATATAATTAATATATAAATCTAGTTGTCCTTTTAAGATGTTATTCTCATGTGTCAATGTATTAACAAAATTAGAGATAGAATATCCGGCATGAGCCTTTGTAGCATACTCCTGTATAGCTTGATCCTTTTCTATAACACTATTGTACATATTTTTTATATAATACAACATAGTTTCATGTACTTTTTTGATATTTTCTACACCATAATCGTAAAAAGGTTCTAAATCTTTATACACAGGTATAGATATATTTGTATCTACGTTGATTTTTAAATCGTCTTTGTTATCGTTAATATACTTAGTCATTAATTTATATAATTTGTAATAATCACAATAACTTCGGTTTTTAAACATAGAATCAAACTTATTTAAATTATCCAATTCCATTGAAAAGGTTTTATATTGAAAATAAAAGGAATCTAAACTAAATAAAAAAATAAGTTTGTTATTAGATTTACTCATAGTAGTATGCATTTCTTTCAATTTCATTAATTTACCTTTCATAAAGTCTTTACAATTATCTATTTTATTGTTCAATTCCAAAATAGACGTAAAATCATTTTCTAGTTTATCTAATTTATAAGGGTATTCTGTATTCATTTGTATTATCTGTATATTTTATTGTTTATAGTCTTTATGTTTTATTTGTACCATTGATTAAATACTTCTATTGGATTATTTGTTCTATTTCCTTTTATAAATACAACTTCATCTTCAAACCACCACCTTCTTCTAAATCTTTCTGACATCATATCACTTACAAAACATTCTTTATAATCAGAAGGTTGTTTATCTTTAAAAGTAAAATCAACTCCTTGATAACGCTTGAGTAAAGATCCTATATTCCATCCTGCTTCTATTATGTTTCTAGACATCAATACTTCTTTTTTATACACAGTTTCTCTGAAATCTTTAGAATAATTTGTTAAACTGAATATGTCACAATCAATTAAATAATCGAGAGTTTCTCTATTCATTGAAAATATATAAGATTGTACATGTGCCCATTGTAATGGGTCATTGATTGTATTGATAGTACTTCCAAATAATTTTATATTATTAGTTAATCCATGAATGTATATATCAGTCCATTTACCACTATGATCAACAGGAAGAAATGGTCCTATTACAGAAGAATTTACAAATATGAAATAGTCATAATTAATATATATGTTATTTTCCAATAATGCATCACTCCATCCACCAAAATCATAGCCTATGTTCTCTCTCTGTAATTTAAATACATATTCTGGAACAGAAAATTCTATATCTAAATCATTGCAAACCATAAAAAAATCTACAGAATTGTCTTTGAATATACAGTTATCTATGAAATGTTGCACTCTTTCATTATAAATATGAAATACGTATAGTACTAATGTTTTTTTCATGTGATATTTCTTGCTATAAAATTGACGATAGAAAATCTTTATGTATATACTTCAACAACAATTAAATCTGACATGGTGAATATTATAGAGGACAATATATTAAATAGATTAACTCAAATATTAACGGTATTACAAGAATATGAATACATTTATATATCGATAGGTTCAAAGCCTAATCAAAGAATTGTTCCATTTACTCCAAATGATAAGAAATCAAATGCATATGAACAAATGTTTCCTGTATTTTTGCAACGTGACGATAATAAAATATTGGTTATTGCTATTGATAAATTTGACAAACGTCTTTCAACTCATGTTTCGAAACAATTAAATACAATATTAACAGATAATATTGATTTTTATATATTAAATAGTTTATGCAGTAAAAAATTTCTATCCGAATTTTTACAAATATTTGTAGAAAAATTAAAAGATATAAATTTCCCTCCTTCTTCATTTATGATTTGCAATTATGTACGTTTTATGAACACACCTAATAAAATAGAGTTAGATTCAGAAAAATACATACCTCAAATCATTCAAGAAAAGTTAAACGAAACAGAAACATACGATAATTGTTTTTATCAATGGTTTGGGTATAGATATTATTTTTATAATTATGTCTATAAATATAAAAATCTTCAAAGATCTGGACAAATGGTATTAAAAGGTATCAATTCGGTAGAAATATTATTAGAAAAATTATCTAAACAGTCATTTACAACAGTTGTTCTACAAGACAAAGATGCATTATTTATATTAAAGAATATGTATAATATATGTGAGCCAAATCAGGTTAATGAGTATATTATCTCTAATGCGTATGACGAATTTAAACAATATAATTTTATTCTATCAGTAACTTAATTATGAGTTGGCTTCTTCTAAACATGTATCAAAAAATATTTTCACATCGTTTTTATCTGAACTACTAACAAATTCGTCGGGGATATAACTATTATTTTCTTTATAATAAGCTAGAAGAGCAGGAATTGTTTTCACCATTTTTTTTGTTCTTAAAAACCCATATACTTCCATGCATTCATCAACATCAACTATAGCACATTGAACATTCATCGGCATATTGCTAACATGTTCTTCTACATCTTTTTCTATCTTTTTACATGGCTGACACCATGTAGCACCGAATTTTACAATGAATACACCAGGGTTGCCCTCTATTAGCTGTTGAAAATGTTTTTTATCATTAATCTTAGTAATGACAGGTAGAGGCATTTTATATAAAATATAAAAATATATTTATATTGTTTGTTTTTTGTATGATTTTTCTTTACATCCATTATACAAATGAGTCAAAAACATAATTTAGATATAAATATGTATAGTTTGCAAGAATTACTAGGGTTATTTGATTTAGATTATGACATATCAATAGAAGATCTAAAACGAGCAAAAAAAAAAGTTCTCATGACACATCCAGACAAGTCAAAATTAGACGCTAAATATTTTTTATTTTATAAAAAAGCTTTTGATATGGTTGTACAATTTTATAATAATCAAAATAAGCATCAACTGTCAAGTGATAATATAAATAATGCTTCATATGATCCTCAACAACACAATCAATTAAATGATTCTTCTACAAAAAAAGTATCGTCGGTTTTGAATAATATGAAAGTCGGTGATTTTCAGAATAAATTCAATAAATTGTTTGATGAAAATATGAAAAATAAACCGGATCCTAAAAAGAATGAATGGTTCACAAGTGAAAAAAATGAATATGAAGTAAATGAAACAGTGAATTCTAAGAACATGGGTGACGTATTTAATCGTATTAAAGATAACCAAAATAGTATGATAAAATATAGAGGTGTTGAAACGTTATGTGTAAATGGTAATTCAGGTAATCGTTTTTATGATGACGAGGATAATGATGAATATGTAACAGCTGATCCTTTTAGTAAGTTAAAATTTGATGATTTAAGAAAGGTCCATAAAGATCAAACTGTATTAACAGTAAGTGAAAGAGATATTAATAAAGTTCAACAATACTCCTCTGTTGATCATTTTATGAGAGAAAGGGGTAAGCAAAGCCTTACACCATTAGAAAAACAACAGGCTGAACAATTATTAGCTCAACAAGATAAAACATATAGACAACGTATGATGCAAAAAGAATATGATGCAAAAAAACAAACAATGAAATACGAGGAAAAGAACAAAGGTATATTATCAAATTTTTTGAGAATAACTAACTAAAATTACATGGAAAAGTTTAATTGCTTTCGATTAAATAGCCATTTTTTGTCCATATCTAGAAGTAAATGATTATAATTAGTATTTTTATTTTCAATATCACTGTAGTTTTCATATTGAGTTACTGTTGGTGGTGTAATCATATACCAATAATATTGCATTTGTAATCGTTTCCAATATACATCAATTGCATACATTTGCTTATTTTCCGGGTTTTTTGCAAGTTGTTGCACACCCTCTTTAAAATTTTTAATAAGAATATCATACATATGTTTCTTAACAATATATCCAGTAGTAGTTTGACAATTAAATACCCGCGCTGAGTAATCAAATATTTGCTGATAAGGCGGTACATTATTACCACCAATAATTAAAATATCCCATTGAATGTTTTTATTTTCATAGAATTTATTAAGTTGTTCTTTGAATAATTCAGGCTTAGTAAAACTAATATCGTCTTCACATATACAAACATATTCATAACCACGAGATTTTGCTAGTTCTAAGCATTTTATATGACTCATAGTACAACCTACTGCACCAGACTTTGGTCTAACTGCATTAACTCGTTCAGCTTGTATGTTCATTTTTTCAAATTCATTTGTTACATGTTCTAATCTATCTTTACGATGTTCTAGATTAATAAATAATGTATGTTTAAATAACTCCATTCTATATACATATACAAAAATTATGTTTATATATGTATGATTAAAATTATTAATTACTAGTTTCGGAATTTTTTTCTTCTGATATGTCTTGGTTATTATCAATTATTTCCGGTTTTAGTGTTTTACTATCATTTATTTTTTCTATTATTCTTGTAAATAAATTCATATTCATTTCCATGGAATCAATCTTATTATTAAGATCTTTATTTTTACTACTATGATTATCATATTTTGTTTCTAGTATTACTATTTTTTTTAGTAATTCATCATATTTTTCTCTTTCAATATAATTCTTTTGAAGATTAGTTAATCTATTTTCGATAGAAGTATATTTTTCACTAGTTTCTGTTAAAAAATTAGTTATATTTTTCAAATTATCTTCTACAACTTTATATTTTTCAGTTAATTCATCGTATTTTTCTTTATAGTCTATGTGAATGGTTTCTTTTTCTACTTCATTTGACCAAGATACTGTTTTTTTATTTTTCTTTATGTCATCGTCGTTAATTTGCGTATTTATTTCCTCTACTTCAATTTGAATATTGGCTGAATTATCGATTTGTATATTATTGGATAAAGAATCTGGTTTATATATTTGCAGTTCTCGTTCTCTTTCCTGTATATGTTGTTTCATTAATTCATCCATATTCGGTATAGCGGTATCTTTGTTATTTTTTTCACTGAAGTCTATTTCTGCAGGTGGTTTCTTTTCAATCATTTGCTGATATTCTTTTTGACGCTGGTCAAATTGACTAGCATATTGTTGTTGTCTATTATCAGGTATTACCGGTGGTGTATAAATTCCATTCGCTTGAAATCTAGAAGTATTCGGATCATTATAAGAAGGAAACGTTTGACTTTCTTGAAGACGTATATTTTCAATCATATATGCAATTGTTGAACGATTGATATTGTGTAAATCTGAAACGGTTAATTGATTATGTTTATTTTGTTCATAAAAATTTTCTATTATGTTTCTGAACCATTCGTGTTTTTTTTCTGGTCCTACTTTTGTAAAATACTGTTGTACAAAAGCATTATTATTAATTACATTCCAAAGCAATTCTTGATTTTCTTTAACTACATATAATGCCATTATCGTCTAAATATACATATAACTTATGTTTTATTTATATGTATATTTGTCTTTTTTATTTATTTATTCTTTGTTATTCATGGTATCTTGAATTATATCAATTATATCTTCTTTATTATCCACATCAGATTTGTCTTCAGCATATTTCAATAAAGATTCGTTTGCTAGACTGGGATCTACTTTTAAGGCACGTTCAAGTTGATCTATGGCTCCTAATTCAATAGCATCTTTTACATATGCATCTTTTTCATCAGAATTACCACCTTTATACTTTTTTTTATGATACTTACGTTTTGCAGTTCTATTTTTTTTCTTACCTTTATGACTTTGAGTTTTATTATTTCTAGGTGTTTTACTTTTCTTTTTTCCACCAATGGTTCTCTTATCTTCACTATCTACTGTAGCACTATAATGAGGTATAGTTTTCTTAATTTTATTAAAAAACATTGAACGATCTTTCTTTTCTGGATGTCCATTAGCTAATCTTTCATTTTCAATCATACCAATATAGTTTTCTAAAAAGTAATTAACACGATCTAAACTTGAAAAAGGCATCTCTTCATTTTCAACTACAATATCAAAATCAGAAATATATGTACCTTTATTATTTGGTTTTCTAGCAGTATAGTAAGTAATATGTGTCTTTATATCATTATTTTTTTTGTCAGATTTAAATGTACGTATAAGCCAATTATTAAAAGTATCTGTAAAATTTTTTAATTCGACAGGTGGGCACTTATTCAAGTTTTCTATTTTTTCTTTGACTTCTTCTTCTGCCTTTTTCAATTCCTCCGCTGGATCTACTTCTTCGTCTTCAACAGCAATAGTTCCCTTATCTGTTACTCCTCCAATTAAACGATTAATTACGCCTTTTTTTGTTTGTTTCATAGATGTTATAATTAGTTATAATATCTAGATATTTTTTTAACTATTAAAATATTTTTTTCTATGTTTAAATACATGTTTATCCGGAATTCTTACTTTTGTGAAATATTCTATTTTTTGTTTCATATTTTTAAAAGTACGACGTCCAGATTTATTTGTAAGCATTGTAATTATAAAATATAAAGAATACATGCCACATTCATTATTACCTTTTTGATGTTCAAGGGGATGGTTATCCTGGTATTTGAATAGAATAGGCGTAGGTAAATTTTTCCCTTGTTCTGTTATTCTACTTACTAACTTATTTATTTCATTGGGAATACTTGTCCCATTACTATCAAAATAAAAGATAATCCCTTCTTCTAAATCAACAAACATAGAAGTCCAATGAGAACCAGATTCATCATGTTTATCTAAATTAAAAATAACGCCTATTTTTGTGATTTGTTGATCTACATAATCTTTTAATTTGAAATTGCATAATTCTTTCCATACACATTGCTCACTAAATAAATAAGGTTTTGAATCAAAATCAATAGGGGTAGGACCTATAAAACGAAATTGAGAAAAGGCTTCTTCATATTGACTAAGTACATCTAAAATATCTAAATTTGATAGCCATGTAGAAGGGTATGAGTTCCATTCTTCTGGATGTTTTGGCGCAAACGATGAATTGTATAATTTATTTTTCACATTTATATCTTTAATCGTATCTAACCAGCAGTCTTCTTTTGAACAATGACGCATTCTTTTTTTTAACTCATTCCATATTTTTTTTGGTTCAGTTTGTGTTATAGGTTCTCCAGGATGATGTTTATTGTAAGATATACGCAAGTCTTTTAATACTTTTGGTGTCAAACAACTCGTAGCTTTTATTGTACTTCCTTTTACTATTGGATGGCAATTCATTTTTTTTAGTTTTTTAGTACGACGTTTATTGCCTCCAGTTATATTTTTTTCAGTTTTATTCATGATAATGTAATATTAATTGTATATATTACATTATTATTATTTATCTACCTAAATAAATATTTATAACACTATAGCTATTTATATTTAGTTTTGGAAAAGAAATCATTGGATAAATAGTTTTGTTTCATTACTTTTTGTTTCCCCCAGTAAGATGAAGAAGGTTGAGATGGTAATTCTTCGTTATCTATTTTTTCAAACATCATATCTTCCTCTTTATCATCATTATATTGATTCGCATTTTCTATTTCTTTTTGTTGAAAATGATGTATCACTGTTTTTATATATGCGTCAAAGCTATTATCGATATCATTAGTAATTTGTAATGATAAATCATTTAATTTATTATTTGTGATTTGTAATATTTTTTCTTTGTATTTTAATATTTCATTGTTATGATCTTGTAAAATACGAGCTTTTTCAGGATCTTGTTTTGAAATATATTTGTTATAAGTTTGTTTGTTCATAAGTAAAGACATAGTTAATTGATCGATTTCATTGGAAGGTGCTTGAATGGGATTATCTTCTTCGCTATCACTATTCATTATTTACAATCATGTTATATATTTTTATGCTGTTTTTAATGCATTAATTTTTTCTTTTAAATTTTTTATACGTGCATCCAATGAATTATTCATTGATACTAAATATGGTACCAAATCAGCCATCGCAACTCCTTTATATGTAGAACCATCTGGATATGTATTTTCATTTACCAAATTGGGTAAAACTTCTTCTACTTCCTGAGCAATAAAACCAATGTGCTTTTTAGTATCTTCATCAGACTGAGATTTCCATTTATATGTGCATGGTTTTAATTTCATGAGTGATTCAGTGGAATCTGATAAAGGAGAGATATCTTTTTTAAGTTGTATATCAGATGTAGAAGTGAAACTATTACTATCAGAAGCCATATAAACACCAGTGTTATTGTTATCCACTATGTTGAATACATTAGATGCACTTTTACCTACATTGAAATAAGTTGTACCAGCCGCATTGGCATATGTTGTATATGCTCCATAGTTGTTATTAGATGTATCTACAATAGTAATATTATTTGTTAAGGTTAGACCAGTACTAGTATTATTTAAACTTATATCTGCTGAGAAAGTGCCTGTATTATCTACATCTGAAGCTATAGTTTGATAAGTTGTAGTTTGTTGAGGTATAGTTGCATCTATTTGATATACACGTACATGACCTAGGTTGCTATGTCGGGTAGATCCAATAGCAACAATAGTACCAGCATCATTTAATGATACTGACCGTCCTGATCGGTCACTCCCAGCTTCTCCACTAATATCAAATCCTAATTGTGTCCAATATGAATTTCCTATAACAGGTGGTGTATTTATATCTTCAGTTGCTATTAACTGTTTGAAATTAGTTGTTCCTTGTTCTCTAGTTGAATATTCATATATTCCGTTATCAGCATCAGTATATTCTCTATATTGATATATACGTACATGACCGGAGTCGGCACCATTGCCGTCATTAAATAGAGCACCAATAGCTACAATAGTACCATCACTATTTAATGAAACAGAATCTCCTGATTGGTCATCACTATTCTCTCCAACAATATTATATCCTAATTGTAACCAGTCTGAATTGCTATATTGAAAAATACGTACATTACCTATTTTGGCATTCCAAGTATTAGTATCCCCTCGATTACCATTAGCACCAGCAGCTAAAATACTACCATTAAAATTTAATGACACTGCACAACCAAATGATTCGCTGTAAAATAGTGCATCAATATCCTCTCCTAATTTCGTCCAACCAATAGGTGCTACCGTGGTATTAGTTTCGTCTCTTTGATATACACGTACGTGACCTCTATTATCAGTTGAAGTACCCGTTGTGCCGTCATTTTGTGTAGCTCCAATCGCAACAGTAGTACCATCACCACTTATTGTAACTGACCCTCCTGATTCATCATTTTCATTTTCTCCGTCAATATCAGATCCTAATTGTATCCAATATGAATTTCCTACAACAGGTGCTGTATTTCCATCTTCAGTAATAATTAAAGGTTTTGTCTGATCTACATCTTGTACTCTAGATTCATAATGATATGTTCCGTTATCAGCATCAGTATATTCTCTATATTGATAGACACGTACATGACCTCTATTATTATCACTACCGTTATTATATCTAGCACCAATAGCAACAATGCTACCATCACCACTTAATGAAATCTTTACTCCAAAATTGTCATTCGCAGCTTCTCCATCAATATCAGGTCCTAATTGCGTCCAAGTTGAATTGCTATATTGAAAAACACGCACAAGATTATTATAACTTCCAACAGCTAGTATAGTACCATCACTACTTAATGAAACATCCATTCCAATTTGTTCATCTGCTTGTCCAACAATATCCTGTCCTAATTTACTCCAACCAATAGTATTAGATTCATCCCTTTGATATACTTGTACATAACCCGTAGATGAGACATTATTATAATTATATTCATTACCTCCCATAGCTACAATCGTACCATCCGCATTTGTTGAAACAGATTTCCCAAAACGAGCTCCATACCCCATTCCATCAATATTATCTCCTAATTTATTCCAAGTATTACCTGTAATTTCTGTAGTAGTAGTAGTATTCACAATAACTCCATTAAAACTCATATCTTCAGAACGAACAAATAAACGCTTGTCTAAAGAAGTATCTAAATAAACAGGATCTCCAGCTTCTATACTACCTCCTGTATAATTTACAGCATTAGTACTATAATTACCGCTAACAGTGAAATTATTTAAACTAGCATCGTTACTAATAGTAAAATCAGTATCTACATATACATTACCATTTACATCCATTTCATATTGAGGATTAGTAACGCCGAAACCTACTTTATTTCCCAATCTAACTGCACCTTGTAGAGTAGCATCACCTTCAACAATCAAATTGTCATCTGTTCCACGTAATTTAACGTCACCACCACTTATATCTAGAGTACCGTCAATATAAATAGATTTTAAACAGTGAGCATTTGCTGATAAATCTAACCAACTACCGTCTGATAATACATATTCATCAGCTAGATTATAATCAACAGTATAACCTATATCTTCTAAGAAACCTAGTGAGATACGACTTAATGGTGTAGAAGTAGGACTACTTTCTAACCATCCAGTCATTAATTCGTCGTCTAATCCTGGATGAAAAACTCCATTAATATAACGATCGTTTGAAGAAGTAGCACCTTCATGACCTTCTTCCGCATGAACATTAGCAGTCCCTGAACCACCATCATCTTCCATAGGAATACCAATTAATTGACTAGCTATCTGAGGCAAATAAGACTTGTATTCACGTAAAGCATTTGTACCAGTGTAATAGGTTTTTGTTTCACCGTCTGTATCAACATAAGAAGTAATGGGAGTACCACTTAGATCCCATGTAGCAACTGTTCCAATACCTAAAATATGACCTATTTCATGCACTAATACATAAAAATATTTACTTTTACCGCTATTACGTATATCTGACATCATTTCTGAAATATGTAAATCATTCATGATAATACTACCTTTGGTTGGGAATGTGTTACCAAATTCTTGATTTCCCAAAGAATCTAAAGTGCTAACTGAAGCACCTCCTAAAATACCTTCACCTAATGTAGATACGTTAAAACTAACATCTATAATATGATTACCATTGAATCCGCTATTTGGCGTAACTATACTGTCCCAATAATTAAAACATTCCGCTATAATATTATAATCATCATCTCCTAATGTATAAGTATTAGAATCATTATCAACAGTATAACGAAACAAACTATCGTTAGAAGTATAAGTAGTCATTTATAAAGTATAACTATAAAATATAATTAATAATATTAATAAATTAGCTTTTACTAATTCCAAAACAATATAAATAGTATTTATTTGTTAAATAAAATATGGAAAAAGTTGAAAAGTTGAATAAATTAAAAAACCAGATAGAAACATTAGATAAACATCATCAAGTAGAGATCTTAAAAATATTATCTAAAAATTTGTGTAAATTGAATGAAAACAAGAGCGGAGTATATGTGAATATGACTTTTCTAGATGATAAGATTATCGAAGAAATTGAAGATTATTTACGATATATGAAAGAACAGGAGGAGAATTTGATAACAACTGAATATCAAAAGAAAGAGTTTATGGACTCATATTTTATAGAAAAAGAAGATAAAGACAATTCCAATATATCATATAGTATAACAAATTAATATGACAGCATATATACAGTCTTTATTGTTCGAACCAAATATAATGAATGAAACAACGTTTATAGATGACATACGAGGTTTAATGCTTACAAACGATTTAAAAAAAAAATATAGAAAAATACCATCGGAAAATGCTTTTGATGTAATTACCAGACCAATACCTCCGATAACAAACAATACTACAGTTATAGAAAAACAAGAAGACAACAGTGAATACATTAAACCAAATCAAAAAGATACACTTTTCTGGTGTCTTTATATTGCAAAACATGGTTATAATGATTATTTACAAATACAAATTAATTATGGTATGAAACAAATTGAATACCAAGAACGAATTAGTCAATATATCAAAAAAAATCTAGTATTGCTGAAAAATGTGAATACTCGTATAACAAAGGCTTGTGCGCAAGAAATCATTTCCGAGTTATTAACTGAAACTAAAAAAACAAGTTTTCCTGTTTTATATGCATATGCTATATTTTACAATATGAATTTAATCTTGTTACACCCTAGTAAAAAATATTATATAGAAATACTTTCAGATAATTTTGAAGAAGACGTACCTATATATGTTTTACAAAAAGGTGAATATGATGATTATTCGATTAATGAAACGCCTCTAAGCCAAAAAGAATATAATCATATTAAAGAAACAAAATTCAAATTAGATAGTCATCTAAGACCGTTAAAGGCAATCGGAAATTATAAAGTAGATGAATTACATAATATAGCAGAAAAAGTGGAAATAGATATGACAGTAAAATATACAAAACCAGATTTATATCGTATAATAACTGAAAAAATAAAATGGTATTAGACAATAAAATTGAATATCGAAATGAAATAGAAATAATATATTATTTAAGTATATACGGATAATATATTATGGAAACAAATACTACTAATGATACAAAACCTACGCAGTTTGAACCTAAGACTCCCTCTATCTCACCTCCAAAAGAATTTCAACCACAAACTCCCTCTATCTCACCTCCACAACAGAGTGAAAAAACTCCTGTGCAAAAAAAGGCTGATTTTGAAAATATTGTCCAACAGTATTTAGAAAGTAATCCAATGTTGAAGGCAGGAAATAAAACGAATGAGTTAGAGATACGTTTTGGTACTAATCCTAGGGTTGCTCGACCAGTAAGTAAAATAGATTATGATAATGTTGTACAACAAATTCGTTCAAACGGATTTAAAACAGATAATATGAATGGTGTTCAAATGTTACGTATTCAGAATGAATATACTGATAAAGTAACCGGAAAGACAAAACCATCAAATGTACGTGCAGAAATTGTAGGAGTAGATTTGATACAAGAATACTGTAGAACAAATAATCTACAAAAATTAATAGATATGCCTTCTACAACTTTCAATAAAGTAAAATTTACAAAAAAAATGCAAGCATTTACACAATCTGGAGAGCGCATAAACAAAGTCGATATGGAAGACTTTAATTTCAGAGTCTCTTTTCAAACTGAGCAGGATTTCCATACTCATACTGATTTGGCAAGAAATATATTATCTACTTGGGATGATAGCAAAAAATATTTTCGTGTTATGAATAGAGTTCAATTTAAACATGATGAATACCCAGTAGTTATAGATATGAGCATAGTAAGAAGTTCAAAAAAGATGGATAATGTTCCTGTTCAAAAATATACTATCCAAGAAGCAGAAGTATTTACAAATATAGAAAATTATGAAATAGAAATTGAGGTTGATAGTTCCAAGATAGGTGCTGGTACTGAATATAATACTGCATTAAAATTAACAAATGCATTACGTAAATGTATACGTGTAGTATTATGTGGATTACAAGGTACTCAATATCCAATCTCTTATAAAGAAAAAAATGATTTATTGCAAAAATATATGAAATTGGTTCATGATAATAATTATGAAGTTCCTCGAAGAGTACAGCCAAAGGATTTTATTGGTCCTGGATCTTATACCTTACAAATGGAAAACTTGTTAGAAAATGTTGAAGATACAAAAGTTGCTAACATTAGAAATAATTATACAGTGACCGATAAAGCTGATGGTGATCGAAAACTATTATATGTTTCAGATGAAGGAAATATTTATTTGATTGATACAAATATGAATATTTCCTTTACAGGTGTAAAAACAAATGAAAAAACCGTAATGAATAGTCTGTTGGATGGTGAGCATATAAAATACGATAAAAATAATAAATTTCTTAATATGTATGCTGCCTTTGATGTATATTATGTACATGGAAAATCTGTAAGAGAATATGAATTTATGAAAACAATTGAAACGAAGGAAGACGAAGTAGATGAAAAAAAATATAGAATCAAGATATTATATGAATTTATACGTGTATTGAAACCATATTCTGTATTAGATAAATCTAATAAAGGTGAAGTATCAACTGGTGTAAATGAGAAATCTCTTCCTATTCAAATAAAATGCAAGGAGTTTTATAGTGATTCTGGTAATAATAGTATATTCGATGGTTGTTTAAAAATTTTGTCAAATGTAAGAGATGGTTTGTATGAATATAATACAGACGGACTTATATTTACCCCTGCTAAGTTAGCAGTAGGTAGTAATTCAATAGAAGATGGTCCAGGACCATTATACAAAAGTACTTGGGAAAGTTCTTTCAAATGGAAACCTGCAGAATTTAATACTATAGATTTCTTAGTGTCCGTAAAGAAGGATAATACAGGAAAAGATGAAATACATAATATTTTCCAGGAAGGTAAGAATTTACAAGGGTCTCAAAATGTATTACAATATAAAACTCTTGTACTAAGATGTGGTTTTGATGAAAAGAAACACGGTTATCTAAATCCATTTAATGATTTGATTCATGATAATATTCCAAGTGTTGATGATATTGATAATGATGAAACATATAAGCCAGTCCCATTCCAACCTACAAATCCATACGATAAAAATGCTGCGTTATGTAACATTATGTTGAAAGAAGAAGGTTCTAAAACATATATGATAACAGAAGAAGGAGAATATTTTGATGAGGATATGATTGTTGAATTTAAATATGTGACTTCTAATGAAGAGGGTTGGCGTTGGATTCCTTTACGTGTCAGATATGATAAAACAACCGAATTATTAAGCGGAAAGAAAAATTATGGAAATGCGTATCATGTTGCAAATAGTAACTGGCATTCAATTCATAATCCTATAACAGAAGAAATGATAACCACCGGTAAAAATATTCCAGAAACTGTATCTAACGAAGAAGTATATTATAATAGATCAGATATGGAAACATCAACACAATCATTACGTGATTTCCATAATTTATTTGTTAAATCAAAGTTGATTAGTAGTGTTTCAAATAGAGGAGATACTTTGATTGATTACGCAGTAGGTAAAGCAGGAGATTTATCCAAATGGAGATTATCCAAGTTGAAGTTTATTTATGGTATTGATATATCTAAGGATAATATTATGAATCAATTAGATGGTGCATGTGCTAGATACTTGAAATCCAATAAGAAATATAAACATATACCAGCAGCATTGTTTGTTCATGGTGATAGTGGAAAAAATATTAGAAATGGAGAAGCATATTATACTGAAAAAGATAAACAAATATCAAAAGCCGTTTTTGGAAGGGGTGCAAAAGATGTATCTATACTAGGAAAAGGAGTATATAAAAATTATGGTATAGCAGAAGATGGATTTCAAATTAGTTCTTGTCAATTTGCATTACATTACTTCTTTGAAAGTGAAGCTAGTATTCACCAATTTTTAAGAAATATATCTGAATGTACTAAGGTAAATGGGAAATTTATAGGTACATGTTACGATGGCAAAACAGTTTTTAATCTTTTAAAAAATAAAAAGAAAGAAGAAAGTATTAGTATTTTCAAAAATGATCATAAAATGTTTGAGCTAACAAAAATGTACGATCAAACTGGTTTTCCAGATGATGAACTCAGTTTAGGATATGCAATAAATGTATATCAAGAGACAATAAATAAAGTTTTCCGTGAATATTTGGTGAATTTTAATTACTTTATTCGTTTGATGGAAGATTATGGATTTGTATTAATAACAGATGAAGAAGCTAAACAAAACAATTTACCTGGTGCAACTGGTTTGTTTTCTGAATTATATACTTCAATGCAAACAGAAATTAAAATGAACCCACGTAAAAATGCCGATTATAAGAAGGCAAGTTTTATGAGTCCAGAAGAAAAAAGAATATCATTTATGAATAGATATTTTGTATTTAAAAAAGTGAGAAATGTCGATGTACAGAAAATGAGTGAAGTTATAAAAAAACAGAAAATTATAGAAGAAGAATTACAAGAAGAACAAATAGAAGAAATAGCCAAAGAAACAGAAGAAGCTCCTAAGAAAATTAAAGCAAAAAAAACTTCAAAAAAAATAACATTAAAAAAATTTAATACTCCTGAGGAATAATTAGAATTATAATATCATTTCATAGTAATCAAACACTATGAAATGATATAAACATAAAATGATATTTCTACTATCGATAATAATCCTTTTTTAATGACTTATTACTTATTACCAAAAACTAATATTAATATATTTAATAAAATAGACTGTATTAATAATTCTATTTCTCCCAAACCTTCTATTTCATTTTCGTTGGCACACTATTTATATGAAATAAAAAAAAAACTAGAAGAACGAGAAAAGGACTGGGATACTTATAAAAAATATACAAATCCATATGAATATGTTCATGGATTAGTGCCAAATAAGAAAAAAAGTATTTCTAAGTATAAACCGTTATCTAGATCATATTTTAAAATGATTGAAATATTACAAACATTTAATATTCGTTTCGATAATCCTATACAATCCTTTCATCTAGCAGAGGGTCCTGGTGGTTTTATAGAAGCATTGGCAAATACAAGAAATAATAAATCAGATCGATATATTGGAATCTCGTTATTAGATGATAAAAATGATCCAAATATTCCTGCTTGGAAGAAAACAGATGTTTTTTTAAAAAATAATAAAAATGTTTTTTTGGAACATGGAAAAGACAATACAGGAGATATTCTATCCTTGGAAAATTTTACATATTGCAAAAATAAATATGCTAATAGTATGCATATAGTAACCGCAGACGGTGGTTTTGATTTTTCAATAGATTTTAATAAACAAGAAATAAATGTTTCAAAATTATTATTTGCTCAATTATGTTATGCTATAGTACTTCAAAAAAAAGGTGGTACATTCATTTTAAAAATTTTCGATTGTTTTATGGAGCAATCTATTGATATTTTATATATTTTATCGTCTTTCTATGAAAAGATATATTTAATGAAACCAAATACAAGTAGATATGCAAACTCTGAAAAATATGTAATATGTAAAGGCTTTCTGTATAATAGTAGTGATCATTACTATTCATATTTATATAACGCCTTCAAAAAAATGTTACATGTCAATAATAATCTATATATTCATCGTTTTTTGAATGTATCAATATCTAGTTATTTTATTACCAAACTAGAAGAGTTTAACGCTATTTTTGGACAACAACAAATCGAAAATATACACTATACTATTACATTAATTGATAGTAAAAATAATCAAGAAAAAATAGATAGTCTTGTAAGAAATAATATACAAAAAGCTATCCAATGGTGTTCAAAACATAATGTGCCATATAATTTAATGATCGAAACTCAAAACGACAATGTATTTACAAAGCCATGATTTTAATAATATAAATAGATTATATTATTAGAAAACTTATATTTTATTAGAAAAGCTAGTAACAGTACATTTTTTCATTTCATCATTATATTTACTGAATGTAGGAGTTTGTTTCAATGGATAACCCATTTTATCTTTAATTGTATAACCATTAGCAGATACACCATATGCCAATGCATTTGCAACAGATTGTCCTAGTGCATTTCTATAAGTTGCTGCTGAATTTGTAATAGTATCATATTTTTTTCTAGTAATGAGATCACCAGAAGATACCGCTCCTTGTTGAGCAAACTGGGGATTATTTGGTTTGTAATACAGTTTTGTGTAATTAGGTTGTAATTCAGGAGTAACACTAGAAGAAAATATTTGATAACTTTCGTTAGCATTTGATGTTTGATTATTAGGATAGTTTGCAGCAGCAAATCCAAAAGCACTCTGCAAAATATTAGAAGGTACAACTAATTGTGGGAATTTTGGAGTTGTATTAGGAGGTTGAGTCCATGTTGCATCACCTGGTATAGAATAATCACTTGAAGGATGTGTATCAACATCTGTACGGAAAGATTGGAATTGAATTACTTCATTATTGGTATCATAAGAAATATTCAATAAGAAAGTTAAAACATCGTGGTATGGATCAGGATTTAATCCTACTTGATCTTTAGTATAATAATGATGGTTTTCAATCATTGCCAATTTTAACAACTGATTAATTTCATTTAAGTAATAATATCCAGATGGTACAGTAACAGTAATAGTTGTTCCATCTATCCAAATATATTGAAAAGAAACCTCTTGAGAAATATAAAACTTCTTGCATGTATTCAAGCCGTTTGGTTTATATAAGTTATTCGATGCCAAATTTGTTCCTGGTTTTGTACTTGCATCTCCTGATCTAATATAGTTATATTGATTTTGCTGAAATGATAAATTACGACTGGCTAAATATTGTTTTGAAGATGTATAATAATTGTCACTATCACGGGATGCATCGTATTTTTTTCTCATCATACCACTACTACGAACACGTTTTTTTGCATTTTCAGCAGGTGATAAAATAACACTACAATTTTCATATGTATCACATGAATTGTTCGGAATATTATTATCAACAAGATTTACTAAACCATTTTTATTAGAAGCAGTACTATTTATAATAGTGCCGTTTGGTTGATTAAAAATATCTATTTTCGTTGATGTACGAGCGTTACATACATCTACATCACTAGTTACAATTTCTCTACGATATATTTTTAATGGATTTGCGCGGAATTTTAATTTTTCATTTATACCACTTCTTTCGTTTTTACGTATAAATGATTGTATCTGTTCAAATGTTTGACCTTTCCATTGAACTATTGGAATTTTATTCATTTGTACAATAGCAGACATTATAAACCCTATATTATATATATATAGAATTATTATATATTGAAACCTAATAAATATATATTCTTTTATTCTATTAATATGAATTTCACGATTGATCGAAATAACTTTACAATTGATAATGTACTATTGATGGATTCAAAAAAAAATGTTATCATGGAAGGTTCCTTTACAAAAATGAACTATCTATCTCAATATCTTACTATGAATGGATTATTTTTTTATATAGATATTGATTTAAAATCAAAGTGTAATATGGAAAAACATTATATACAATATGATCCATATACTGAATATAATTTACCAATTATTCAGTTTCTTTCAAACTTGGAGATGGAACTGCTGAATTATTATTTAAATAGTAAGCAAAAAAATAAAAAGAAGAATACTTTATTTTCTAAACAATTATATGCTGGTTACTTAAAAGTAACTCCTGATGAGAATAGAGATAATCTATCTGCGAAAAAAAGGTTAATTGTGAAAATATCTGGTATTTGGGAAACAAGTGAAGAAATTGGTATTACGTATAAAATGTTTGAAGGTGGATTGATAACTTTATAAATAAATCAGGTTTTTTGTCATAATTAATAAATCTTTCCAGCTATTATTTTTTTTTTGGGGTTTAATCTCACTATAAATAGGTGTCTCTAAACCAGAATTAGTTCTAGTTATATACATTTTATCAATTACATAAATTTTATGAAATTTATTATTAAAAGAAGTATTTTGAAAGAATTTATAATTATTATTTACAAAATCTCTTACATATGTAGTATCATTAGGTATAGATAATATTTCTTTGTTTTCTCCGGTCACAAATATATCTAATATGTCCTCTCTACATAATATCGTATAATGGTCAATATCATACAACAACTGATCATGCAAATCTTTTAATAGAATATCATCTTCTATAGACAAATAAATGGGACGACTTGTGGTTGTATGTACTTCAAACGTTAATTTCATTTTTTCATTTTTTTTGAAAATTGATAATAATTATTTTTATTATCAATTTTTTAATTATAGCATCATTTTCATAGTAGATTTGCGCATAGGTGTTTTAAATGGAACATTTCCTTTTTCTGCAAAGTTATGCTGCTGGTTCAAATTATTATAATTTTTATGATTAGTTTCAAATGACTTGACATTTACAAAATGAGTATTTATATCGTATATATAATTAACATTTTTTAATGTATGGAATCCATCATTAATATTGTTTTGATATTTTTCATATTCTTTTATATTTACGGTTCTTTCTGGCTTATCACTTATACTCAATATATGTTTATCATATAAAGGATAGAAACTACTTCGATCTATATTGAGTTTATTTGATATTACTCTTTTTTGAAAGGCATTATCTTCATATCCCCACGCCCATAAATTAATGAAACCTTTTGTTTTTTCAAAATCACCGGCTTTTATGGAAACAATACCTCCTAATGTATATTTAAATCCATAAAAATGTTTAACATTACCCATATGTGTTTCATAATTCAAAAAATTCTTTGTATAAGGCATGGTATCTATATCATTAAATATTAATGTTATATTTTGATAATGATTAGGATATTCATTTTTAACAAATAAAAATCCAATGTTTTTCATAGCTCCACGATTAAAATCTCTTTTATCACATTGGTGAATAAATAAGAATTTATATTCATTTTCATTATAATCTTCCAAAATAGTTTTCATATGTGAAATAAAAAATTGGTATTGCTGTTCTCTATCTCTGTATGGAATTATAAAAATTAGTTTCGGAACTATATTCGTTTTCTCTGTAATTGTTATATTAATATTCTGTATTTCCATTATATAATAGAATAATCTAATAATTCCTAAATGTAGTAATAATTTTATTTTTTTATTATTCCATTTTACAGTTGTATTTTAATGCAATAACTTTGGGTATTAATTGTTCTTTCAGTGTTTCTAGTTTTTTAAAACATTTGTTAATAGTTACTTCACTAACTCCACATATACTCTTTATATCTGACTTTGATACATCTAGATAGCAATTAAAAGATACAAAATATACTATACCAGCTGCTATTGCATGGGGGATATTATCAGTAATCAGGTTTTTATCTTCTACTTTTTTTGCAATGAAGTTAGCTAATACAGTCAATTCGTTACCTATATTAAGACGACTACAGTAACGCTCTATAAAAGAACTAGGTAAAGTAATCGCAAGATCTATCTGATTTTCAGGTTTAACGCCTCTCTCCATATTATGAACAATATTAACGGCCATAGTGCAACCATTTGTAGCACTAGCTTTATCTAAATGAAATATTTCTGCTATTTCATGAGCTGTCCTTGGACAACCGTTTGTACGACAAGATATATATATGGATGCTGCTTTTATGCCATCTCTGTTAAGACCACGAAACATTTTCTGTTCCGATATATCTTTATGTATTACCATTGCTTCATCTATAAATATTTTTGGAATACCTGCATTTTGTGCCATTGTTGTAATAAATTGAAATTCATCATATAGAGATTTTTCCTTATGTGGCATTGATTGCCATTCTAACCATTTACGAATTTTTTTCATCTCATATGTTGATTTATTATTACATAGAACCTTACAGCCAAATGATGATTGCATTAAGAGAGGGTTTATTGGATTACCACATCTAGTTGGATCATTTGCATTTTTATCATCTGCACCATAATATCTCCATTCTGGTGAGTAATCCAATATATCTTTATAAATGATACCACAGTTAATATTAGTGCATGTAGGAAACCCATCCTCCATTATCATTAAATATGAATTACAAGCATGACATAAGTTATCTTCTTTAGGAGTAGAATAAACACATTCTATATTTTGTTCTTTATCTTTCTTTTCTAAAGCGTCTTTCTCTTTTTCAAATATATTCCACAATGCTTTTTTACTTGCAGGTTTTTCATCTGGTCGTTTCTTTTTTGTTTTTTTAGAATCTTTTTCTACGTTTAATTTTTTTCCTTTATCTACAGATATCCTTTTACATTTTTCAATGTCTTCAAAATATTTACTTGATACTTTAATTCGATATACTATACCTGTATTGACCATTTTCTAAATAATAAAAAATATGTATATTCTTATCAATTTTTATATCTTTATATATCAAACGAATAGTATGGATTATTTATTAAAATCAAGTGTTGCTGGAATTACAGCAAGTGCTATGGAAGGTAAGGAAATATTGGATGTAAATGATAAATTAATACAAACTAGTGATGCTGAATGGGCTGGCACTGCAAACGATGTTGTAGATAAAATTTGTAGTTACATAAATAATGGAGTTGGTGATACATGTGCTGATATAAATACTGGTTATGATGGACCGCCAGATCATCCTAAAGATTTCCTAAAAGTTGAGGGTACTAATTTAGTAAAGACATTTTTTGAATCTAATATGAGTACTGCTACAATAATGAAATTGTTTTTAGAATATGAAAAAGAAGAAGAAGGAAATAATGATGTTAAAACAGGTGGTGGTGACAGTATTCCTGAAGTTCCAAAAGTTGATGTTCCTGAAGTTCCAAAAGTTGATGTTCCTGAAGTTCCAAAAGTTGATGTTCCTGAAGTTCCAAAAGTTGATGTTCCTGAGATTCCAAAAGTTGATGTTCCTGAGATTCCAAAAGTTGATGTTCCTGAGATTCCAAAAGTTGATGTTCCTGAGATTCCAAGTCCAGAAGATGATCCAACTAAAGCACTTGGACTAGCAGCTGGTGTAGCAGGCATTGATGTTGGAGGGTTAGCAGGAGCAGCAGGCTTAGGTGGTGCTGATGGAATTTTACCGCCAAAAGATGGTGTTAGAAGTACAGAGCCTGGCGAAATTATGAGAGTATGGTCAAATAAAGTAGGTAAGCAAATTGAATGTAGTAGCTTTGTACATGAACGAGTAAAAAAATTAATACAAACTGTTTATAGAAATACATTGCAAGAGTTAGAAGAAGACGGTTCAAAAATATTGAAAGATGCATTAGAAGAAACTAGATTAAAGTTTAGAACAAAGATAAATAATGAACGTATAGACGCATTAAAAACTTTATTAGATGCTTTAAAACCATACTTATCTTTGGAAGATGATAATCTAAGAAAAAATGGTATTAAACAATATGTTCATGCTGTAGGAGATCTTTACTATTATTTAATTAATGAAGATACTTCAACTGATTATTCTAATAGTGTTAATAAATCAAAGACTTATATAGATAATATAAAAGAAGAAGATGAATTGAAAGCGGTTGTAACAAAAATGGCAAAAAAATATGATGATTTTATTGATGCATTAAATCTAAAATTTACAGTGCCCCCTACAACTCAGACAGATAAAGAAGGGACTATAATAGAGGATATTATGAGAAACCCTTTTGAAACGAAAACAGGAGGCAATAACCGACTACATAATAAGACAAAAAGACGTCGTATAAAAAGTAAAAATCGTACTAGATAAATTATAAAAATTGATTATAACTTTTTATAATTTTATTAGTTACATAAATTTTCAAAATGGAAAATGCAAATGATTTCGATTGGTCTGTATATTTACAAAAACAGGCGGATAATATGATGAAGGATTATAATGATCTAATAGAAGCCGCAAACACTCTATTACTTTTACGTGAATCTAAAATAAATAATATTCACGAAAAGCCTACTATTAACCTATGTAAATTATCAATAAAAAAATTCTAATTTTTCCCAATTTATATAAACCATGATTTCTTAGTTTTATTTTTTTTAATAGTTGCTTTTAACTTTCTAGTTTTACTATTTGTTTTAATAGTAACTGCATCAAATAATTTCTGAAACATGTCATCACTTATAACATTTACATCGGATGACTTTATAATATTATTGCATCCACCTATTTGCTCATTATTATTCTCTATAAATAATCCTGTAGGAACTGCAAGATTGTCAAAACGTTGATATGTTTTTGATATCTCTAGATTTCCACCTCCTACCTTTTTATTTTGATTATATATCATATCATTTAAAGAAGTACCTGCTGTTTTATAATCATTAAAAATAGTCTGTTTTATATGTGATGGTTCAAATATCATAGTTATATTATATAATCATACTATATTCCTTGCATATATATGTATTAATTTTCTATTTGTAATTTTTTATCATAGGTACGTTTTATATCATGCGTTATAGATACTTCTCTATTGTTTTTTAGATATTGAATAATATAATCTACTTGCTTTTTATCAGTTATTAAATCTCCTAAACATTTTTCAACATATGTGTATGTTAGCGGTGAATAATCTTTTTTTTCATGAAAACACAATGTGCCGTCTGTTATATCTATTTTACTATTTTTAAGAGTTGTATTATATGCGTAGTCACATATATTCTTAGTTAGATCAGATTTCATATCTCTCATTCTTTTTGTTTTTTCATTTACTATTTTAAGCTGACTGTCTATTGTTACCCATTGTTTAATTTGTTCAATAAATTCTTTTTTATTAGTAATATTCGACATTAATATATTTGTTATAATAAAATAAATATATTATTATTTATATAGTAATTTGTTATTATGAACAATAATAAATATATTACAACTATTGCATGTATATACTATTCTCCTACTCACAAACAATATTATAGAAAGACCCTATCAGAAGCTATATTAAAACAAGAAAAATGGCGTCAGAAGCAAATACAAATGTTATATAATGAAGGAAGGCCTATATTTGGTAAATATAAACAAAGCTTTCAATAATTTCTATATATTTCAGCTGATTTTTCATATACATAAAAACCTATACCATTTGTAATAAACGCTCGAAGAAGACATAAGTTTAAACCTTTCCATAAATTTCCCTGTCTGAATGCATCTTTTACATTTGTAGCAGTACCTGCTTGTAATCTAGTTTTAATAGTATCTAATGGATATATTGAAAACCACGAAGCTACGCCAGCTAAAGATCCTGATAACAAAATAGACACGTCCTTCTCCTTTAAATAATGATATATACCATAATATATTGTTGCAGACGGTACTTCTTTCATAGTTACTGGAAGCATATT